TACTGATTCGGATTTACTTGGTTGGAGAACTACTGTTGTTACTCGACCCTATTTGGTCAATAATATGATCGGTGTGATGCGGGATGGTGATGTACAGTTTGGATTTAAAGAGATAATAGACGAGATGCGAACTTTCGTCTATGATAAGAATGGAAAACCTGGTCATATGGCCGGAAGGCATGATGATTTGTTATTTGGTTGCATGATTGCGATCCAGCAACACCTTGAAATGCCATATAACCCGGTTCCTTATGCTTATTCTAGTACAGACAGTGATAACTACGACATCGGCGATCCTCGCTCTTTATGTAGGGTTGGTGCTTTCGACACTTGGAAGCCTGGTGACGATGAAGAAGGCGAAGCGGAGTATACAGAATGAACGATATTGCTATATTTATTGCAGGGGTTTTGCTTGGATGCATTATCTCTAGGTACTTTATCGGAGTTGGTAATAAAATGTCTATAATGGCACAAGACGGTGATACAATTAGTACAAAACATAAAGTAATTGAACAAGATTCTACAGAATAGGGTAATAAAATGAAAAAACTTAAGATTGTAACAGCAATACTGATAATTATGGCAGTAGTCGTTATTGCAGCTACTCCATTATCGACAAAACAGTCTGCTTGGCAGTTAAGAGGCACTGTGACTGCTGGAATAACCACACCTGGAGTAACTGCCAGAGACAAAGCATCTGTCGAGGCTCTTGCGGGCATATTTATCGAGGTCTTTCCTGCTGACAACGCTATAATCTTGCGAGGAAGTGGAGCAACTGCTGATAGTGACAATATTTACGACGTTTTATTTATGGCTAGCGGTGACGATCATTATAATCTAGTGGGAACTTTCACATTTACCACTGGAACACAGACATCACCTGTTACTGGTGAGGAGTTTGCCGATCTAATTGCCATAGCAAACGAAAAATGGCACTCAGAGATGAAGAATGCATCTGCGTCAGATAATTATATCGGTGAAGTAGCAGTAGACATGTGGGGTTGTGGCAGAATTGCTCTTATTCCAACAACTATCGTAACTTCGTCCAGCATTTGGTATCGTGGAGTATAAGAATGGCTAAAATGACGCCAGAAAAATCTAAGTTTATATCAGAGCTTGAGAACATGGAGCTTGTTGGCATGGAGAAGACCCGTGAATGGGTAACTCTATGGAATGAGGCTCTACGTTACTTTTTTAGCGATCAGTTATCTGGCAATACACGCCATAAGGACTGGGATTGGGTCGTAGTCAACTATATATGGCCTACAGCAATGCAAGAGATGGCAAAACTTACTAACACTACGTTTAAGGCTATTGGTGTACCTCAAGAGGGTTCAGATACTGCCGCTGCTGATGTTTGGCAGGGTACTGTCCAGTTCTTATGGGACAAGAAGCTTGACATGCGTATTCAGCACGCAAAAGCTATCCTTGACAGTAAAATATTTGGTTATCGTGTGTCTAAAATAATGTGGGAAGATAGACCTGAGAATGGCTGGGACGATGAAACAAAAGAATGGATCGGAGATGTTGATTATAAACTATGGCATCCAGCACACTTCTGGGTTGACCCACAAGCAGAATCTTTAGACGACGCTCAGTCACTTGGTACTCTTAGGATTGTCACCTTGGAATGGGCTCAGCAGAGATGGCCTAAATTTAAGAAAGAACTTGAAGAAGAGGCACGCAAATTTGTCGAAGACCCCTCTTTTGCATCGTTCACTAGGGATGATATACGTGGAAGCAACGCACCAGCCTCTGTTGGTGGCCCAGGTGGACGCGATTGTGATATTAGTACAAATAGGCGTATGCATAGAGAAGGGCCTCAGAAGCTCGTAGATTTGATATTGTCACAGGACAAGATAACTAAGAACTCTGTACCGCATGAGCAACAGTTATTTGTAAAGATCTCAGAGCAATACTTTAGGGATCGCTCCGAGAAGAAAGAAAAACTTGAAGAAGAAATACCACAGGAAGAGTTGATAGCTAACGGTTCAATTCAGAATGTTGATGGAATATTCATTGATTCAGAAACTGGCGAAGAAATACAAAGGGCGGATTGGCCAAAGAGAACTATAAAAGAATGGATGCAGCCCATTTACCCTAAAGGTAGATTTGTAATAAGGGTCGGAGACATTATACTCAACCCAGAATCTAAAGATACTCCAGACGCTCAGAAATACAAATATTCAAAGTGGCCTTTTAAGGTTACTGCACACTACCTTTTGCCTCATATGTGGCAAGGTATTGACTCGCATATCCTCGGTATGGAGCATCAGGACTTTATAAATATATCAGCCTCTCACCTGCTTAACAATATGAAGTTATACGGTGATCCTAAAGTTATAGTAGAAACAGGTGCATTAGAGACTAATCCTCGAACTAAGAAGCATTTCAAGGTTGGTGCTGGTGCTGGGGCTATTATTCGTGCCGTTAAGGGTGCTATAAACAGGAATGCTATTAAGTTTGTCGATCCACCACAGCCGTCTCCGTCTGCTACGCAATTATATCAGTTATTTGTTCAGGAGTATAAGAATACTACTGGATTACAGGACGTATCGAGAGGTATTTCTGGTAAGTCAGGCGAGACTGCCACAGCCAGAAGGCTTGATTCTCTTAGTTCTAATGATAGAATACGACTGCAATCGATGCAAGAGGACGATTGGGCTAGATATTTAATGAATCTTATTGCTGAGATAATTCAGGATAAGTACGAGGTCGGTCGGTTTGTTAGGATAGTCGGTGACGATGGAGTTACAGGTGCTGAGGAGATAACCTCCGGTCTTAAGAAGCTTAAATTTGATGTTGACATCGAACCTGGCAAGACTTTACCATTTGATAAGACAGAACAGAATGAGAACTTGCAGAAAGCTGCTGAGTTGCTATCAAATCCAATCGCCAATGTATTGACTCCGGAACTTTTGAGGGCGTGGGAAATACCGAACTGGCAAAAGGTACTACAAAGATATGAACCTTGGACTCAGTTTGCACAATTCGCACAGTTATTACAAGGCGTCTCTGCTGGCGAGATTGACCCAGAAGTAGCACTAAAACAATTAGCTCAAAGGATAGCAGACGCTGCTCCAGAGCCAGAACAAGAAACGGAGAAACCTAATGCCTAAAGGAATATCAATCGACATGCCAGAGAAATTTGAAGGGTTTGATGAATGGGAAGTTCGCCAAGCAGCGAATACTTTGACAGAAGCGGTAGAGCTTGGTGATAAACCAAAACTCTTAGAAGCTGCAAAGAAGTGGATTAAGAAAGATGCAAAGAATAAGCGTGAAGCCGTCGGTTTGGCGGATAATTTATAGTAGTTTTGTGTTCAATATCAGCGAAAGGACATGTCCTACCGCTAGTTATTGTTCATTTGACTTCTCTTAATAAACAGCTAATAGCTGAAAATGTTTTAAGAAAGGTAACAAGATGGATGCAGTAGTAGAAGAAAAAGTCGTCGAAGAACCCAAAGTGGATATTAAGCCTGAATGGGACAAAGAACGACAAAGGGCAGATCAGGCAGACGCTAATTTTCGTAAAAGTGAAGCAAGGCTTGGTGCGGCAGATTTAAAGACACAGCAACTTGAGAGAACCGTATCTGAATTGCAGGGCCAAATGAAGCAGATTGAGGCTGTAAAGGGTTTAGACCTGGCAACACTTGACCCGAACGAAGCAGATGTGCCTGAAGTAGTTAGAGAATATGCTAAGATGTCGAAAGCATTAGAAGGTGCTATTGGCAAGATAACTGCTCTTGAACAGAAAGCGACACAGTACGAAAATGATGCCAGTAATGACCGACAAGAGCGGGAAAAAGAAGGTGTCATCGAGCGGATATGCAAGCCACTCGACACAAAGTATGGAGTATCGCTTAGAAATGAAGCAAGACGACTAGCTGAAGAAGAAGTTGAGGTTAGAGGTTTCGCACCGAAAGATGCGTTAGAGTGCCGTGACATGCTTGAAAAGCATTACATTGCACTGTCGAAAGAAGCTTCAAAGAAGAAAGAAACTGTGCCATCAGATAGTGGCCGTGGCGGATCGAAGGTTGGTTTTGGTGATAATATCAAACCAGGCAAACTTAGTGATGTCATGGGACAAATTAGAAAAGAAGGCGGCTTGAAGTCGCTTGTTAATAAACAATAATCTAAAGGATATATTATGTCTACACAAGACTTAAGTATTGCAACGAGGACTATCTTTGATAGGTCGTTGAAAAACCAAGTCCTTATTGGTACGCCATTTTATGACGAACTAGTAAGGCGAGATAAAGTAATTACAACTGGTGGTACTCGTATTGACCGTCTAGTTGATAGGGACGAGATTGACGATCTCGCACAGGCTTACGATGAGAATACGGCATTGACAGATGGCAAGAAAGATACTTTGTCGCGTCCCGTATTTGACTGGAAGAATATACAGTTGCCATTGTCTTATGGTCTTGATGAGCAGTTGCAGAATGTTGATGCCATGAAAGAGGAACAGCTCCTTAATCTAGCTGAACATCTTGCTAAGAAAGGGCTTAGAGGTCTTAAGCTTAAACTGATGAAGGCTTCTTGGAATCAGGGTACAACTACCCCGATTGAAAGCTCTAACACCAAAGAGTTCCAGAGTATTGTCTCTGCACTTGACTTTGATAACACTTATGGTGGTATCACGAGAACTGGTGCTACAGGCGTTAATAACTTCTGGCAGGGCGGTATGGTTAATGCGGTTGGCACTCCTGAAGGAACTGCTATTACTGATACTAATGCAACTGCCTTCTCACTGTCGATTGACCAGTGGCGTAAGTGGCTTATTCCTCTTGAGCATCGTGCAGAGAATCTGTCTGATCTGATTACTTATATGCCAGCTAGTCTGTTTAATAAGTTCAGAGCAGAAGCAGAATCAAGAATCCTGTATCGTCCTGGCGATCCTCAGAAGCAGGGTTTCAAGACTATGTTTGTTGATGACTACGAAATCGTTAAGGTTCCGTTCTTGGAAGAAACTTCTACCACAAAGAAGTGGGTTTCTATTATCAACCATGACGACTGGGACCTTCGCATTCACACTTCCCGCAATTTCGAGATGACTGATTTTGTATGGCAGGGTGATCGAGTTAATGGCTTCGATAAATGGCTTGCAAGAATACTCGTTACGGGTAATCTGGTATGCTGGAAACCTAATGGCTCTATGTGGCTCAATAACGTATCTTAATCTAAGAAAGGATTAAACAATGGCTGATGCAACTATATTAGCTTCAAGTATTGTCCTACAGGACACGATCCCAGGGGACGTAAACCCTAACAATCCGCAGCCTATTGGCGGATTTACCGGGTCAGAACACCATAATGTAGCAGTAGCAAAGTATGACGTTACTTCTAAGATTCAGGTGTATGACGAAACAGCAAAGGGAATTGTTACTTTTGTGTATCTTAAGAACGGAACTGCGTCTGGCGTAGCTATTGCTGCTGGTAGTGCAATGATTCCCGCCGGAGCAACACAGAACTCTGCCCTTGCTACTTATATCTTCACTAACGATCCTGATGATGGGATTCTTGGTGGACCTGCTGTGGTAGCATTGTCAGCAATGACCGATGACTACTATGGTTGGTTCTGGTGTGCTGGTCCTGCCCCTGTTGGCATTACCGGATCTGGCATTGTCGCCGCAACAACACTTGATACTGACGACTCTGTTGTCGTTGGTGTTATTTCGAGTGGTGATCTTGCGGATACAGACCATGCTGGTTTTAAGATAGCTACTACTCTTAAGATAATCGCCGGTACAGCACTGGCCGCTGATTAATAGAAAGGAGTTATTCTCATGGCAGGATTTAACCCTTTGACACAGAAAAGTTCAAAGAATAGTATCATTGAATATGGTACTATTGATTTTGTGACTAGTTCATTAACTGTTGAGGTTCCTACAAGACTCAATACCATCAATATGGGAATTGGAACTGTTACTGATGATAATCTTGTCGCTAAATGCGATAGGGTCATCACTAGTGGAGCTGTTACGTTTACTCGTGAGAGCGGTGGAACATCAGCAGCAGAACTCCAATATATGATTGGTGGTTGGTAAAAACAAGGGGGCAGGCTTTCGGGTCTGCCCTCATAATTTAACGGGA